GCTCAGTCTAGGAGATAGTTATGTACGGAAGTAAACCACCAAAGAAAAAAAAGAATACAGTTTCATTACCAAAGCGAGGACAACGCGTACTGAAGAGTAAGAAGAGCAGAGGGAAATGAAAGGACAGACTCACGGTGGTAAAGGTAGCACTCCTAGAAAAACTGATCCAAAGAAGTTTTCAGAAAACTACGATGCTATTTTTAAAAAACCTAAGAAGGAGAAGGAAGATGAAAGGCGTTAAGCATTATAAAAAAGATGGTACAATGCATACAGGGTCTAGTCATAAAATGGCTGACGGTACTTTCCATACCAATAAGTCTCATACTAAGACAAGTGCAAAACTTTTTCACTTTAAAGATTTATCTACAAAGGCTAAAAGTAAAGCAAAAGGTAAATAAAATGGCTAAAGGACTATACGACAACATCCACGCAAAACGTAAAAGAATAGCTGCAGGTAGCAAGGAAACAATGCGTAAGGCAGGAGCTAAAGGCGCACCAACAGCAAAAGCTTTTAAAAAAGCAAAGAAAACAGTAAAAAAATAGCTTGACTTTTACTTTATTATATGATATAATATGTAGAGTAACTACCTTAACAACTGTCCTTATGGAGAAACAGTAAATGAAAGATAAAGAACTTGAAGAATATTATAACACATATCGTGGCTTGTTTGCAAGCGAAGGTTTTAAACTTTTAACACAAGACCTAACAAACAACACTATAAATATTAATTCTATTGAAGCTACTAAAGATGCAAACGATATGTACTTCCGTAAGGGGCAAATGTCCATTATTGCAAGCATTATAAATTTAGAGCAGCAAATAGTTGCAGCAGAAGAAAGTATTGAAGCAGCAGAGTTAGAAGAAGAAGAGTAATGAGAGCCATCTATGAGTTTCGCTGTGAAGATGGACATACAAATGAAAGGTACACTGATTCTGAGTGTACCCATATTTCTTGTTTAGACTGCGACAAAAAAGCAAACAGAATTGTAAGTGCTGTGCGATCAAAACTTGATCCTATTTCCGGTGACTTTGAAAGCGCCACTAGAAAATGGATGAAGAACAGAGAGCAAAAACTACAACTAGAGCGCAAGGCCAACTCTTAACTAAGAAGCTTTGTATAATACACCTCCATAATGAGAATACTCACGGAGTTTAATAATGGCAACACTAATAGACGAGCGTACTGAAAAAGAAGAAGATAACACAGGAGAACAAATAAGTCAACTTACAGCGGAACCTGAGTTACAGGAAACTCCCCAAGAAGACATCCCCGACAAGTATAAAGGAAAGTCAACTGCTGACATCGTAAGGATGCATCAAGAGGCTGAAAAGTTACTTGGCAGACAAAGCAGTGAAGTAGGGGAGTTACGTTCAGTTGTTGATAACTACATTCAGACACAACTCGACACCACAACACAAACAAGTCCCGAACCTGAAGAAGACGTAGATTTTTTTAGTGATCCAGAGAAGGCGGTGGAAAAAGCAATTAGAAATCACCCTTCAATTAAACAAGCTGAAGCAGTAACTCAGCAGTATAGACAGTCAACAGCCCAAGGTCAGCTACAAGAAAAACACCCTGACATGCAAGCTATTTTGACGGACTCTAAATTTGTTGATTGGATCAAAGCGTCAAAAATTCGTACACAGCTTTTTGCACAAGCAGATGCACAATATGATTACGAAGCTGCCGACGAGCTTTTCACTAACTGGAAAGAACGTAAGCAAGTAGTAACTCAATCAGCTGCTAATGAAAAAGCTAGTCGTAAAACCGCAGTTAAGGCAGCCTCCACAGGTAACGCCAAAGGCAGTGGTGAAGCGGCAAAGCGAAAAGTCTACAGGCGTTCAGACATTATTAAACTTATGCAGGACAACCCTGAAAGATACTTAGCTTTAAGTGATGAAATCATGCAAGCATATCAAGAAGGGAGAGTCCGAAACTAAACTCTTTAAGGAAGTATTATCATGGCAACATCAGTATATCCCGCCACAGGCGGTTTCGTAGACAACACTAGCGCAGCTAAGTTTATTCCAGAAATTTGGAGTGACGAAGTTATTGCTGCATACAAGCAAAACTTAACTTTAGCTAACCTTGTTAAAAAAATGAGCATGTCAGGCAAGAAAGGCGATACTATTCATATCCCTAAGCCTGTACGTGGCGTTGCTACTGCTAAGGCAGCTAACACTGCTGTAACTGTACAGATGAATGTTGAGTCTGAAGTCCTTGTAAACATTGACAAGCACTTTGAGTTCTCTCGTATTATTGAAGACATTACTGAAGTACAAGCTTTAGCTTCTCTTCGTCAGTTCTACACAGGTGATGCAGGTTATGGCCTAGCCAAGCAAGTAGATGATGACTTGTTTGCTTTAGGTAAGAAGTTTGGAGATGACAACGGTTCTGGTTCTGATTATGTTCACAGCAACTGTCGTTTCTTTGATGCTTCTACTGGTCTTACTGCTTATGCAGTTGACACTGTAGCTGCCGGTGACGTATTTACTGACGCAGGTTTCCGTGCTGCTATTCAGGTTCTTGACGATGCAGACACCCCAATGGACGGACGTAGCTTTGTTGTACCTCCTTCATTGCGTAACACTATCATGGGCATTGATCGTTACATGTCTTCTGATTTTGTAGATGGACGCGGTGTTAAGAACGGTCAGATTGGCAACCTATATGGCATTGACGTATTTGTTTCTAGCAACGTCCCTGTTATTGAAGCTGCTTCTGCTAACTCAGCAGGTGGTGACATTAAAGGTGCTATGTTGTTCCACAAAGACGCAATGGTTCTAGCAGAGCAACAAGCTATTCGTTCTCAGACTCAGTACAAGCAAGAGTGGTTAGGTACTCTTTATACTGCTGACACTCTGTACGGTACTCAAGTACTACGTCCAGAAGCAGGTCTTGTTCTAGCTGTAAATGGCTAAGTAACAAACTAGGGGGGATTCTTAGGAGTCCCTCCTTCCTTTTCTTTTGTTTTCTTAGGAGCTATTAATGGCTATATTCAGAGGTAACGGTGGTGCAGGTGATTCTAACACAGACGCTACAGTATCCGCAGTTACAGAACAGGCTGTCATAGCTACTACGAAAGCAAGTGAAGCAGCCGCTAGTGCATCAAGCTCTAGCACTTCCGCAAGTACTTCTACAAGCAAAGCTTCAGAAGCTAGTACTTCCGCAACTAATTCAAGCAACTCTGCTACAGCCTCAGCAAACTCAGCTACGGCATCAGCAAACTCAGCTACGGCATCAGCTAATTCTGCTACTGCTTCCGCTAACTCAGCCACAGCAGCCGCAAGCAGCGCATCTAATGCCTCTGGTACATTGGCTAATGCTGCACTTAAAGCTAACAATCTTTCTGACTTAGCAAGTGCTTCTACAGCACGTAGCAACTTAGGCTTAGGTACAGTAGCCACTACAGCCGCTAATGTATATGCTACGGCAGCTCAGGGAACTAAGGCAGATAATGCTTTAGTAGCATCTACCGTCTCATCTTACGGAGCTACGCTTGTAGACGATACAGATGCTGCCGCAGCCAGAAGCACTTTAGGCTTAGGTACAGTAGCCACAACAGCCGCTAATGTATATGCTACGGCAGCTCAGGGAACCAAAGCAGATAATGCTTTAGTAGCTTCTACTGTATCATCTTTTGGTGCTACGTTAATAGATGACGCAAATGCCGGAGCAGCCAGAAGCACTTTAGGCTTAGGTACAGTAGCAACTACAGCAGCTAATGCATATGCTACAGCAGCGCAAGGCACAAAGGCAGACAATGCTTTAGTAGCATCTACCGTGTCTACCTATGGTGCTACGCTAATAGACGATGCTAACGCAGGTGCAGCTAGGACTACATTGGGCTTAGGAGATGTTGCTACTACAGCAGCCTCAGCTTATGCTACAGCAGCCCAAGGCGCTAAGGCAGACTCAGCTTTACAATCCAACTCAACTTTAAACGCAGACAACATGACTTCCGGTACGCTACTAGGTGGAACATACTAAAGGTATATAACTATGGCAACAAAAATTGTAACTAAAAATAGCTCCACAGCAGGTAGCGCACCTTCAGCAAGTGATCTTGTACAAGGTGAACTAGCGGTAAACGTAGTTGACAAACGACTGTATACTGAGAACAACTCAGGCGCTATTGTTGAGCTAGGCACTAATCCTGCAGGTGCTGTAAACTTTGCGGCAGACGTAACCTTAGCTAATGGCGCAGATATCATCACGGCTTCAGCAGGAACAAGCAACTTCCGCGCAGGTGTCAACGCAGGTAACAGCATTGCAAGCGGTGGTAATTATAATACTGTCGTAGGCGATGAAGCAGGTACTGCGATTACTACTGGTGATAACAGTACCTTTGTAGGTTATGCGTCAGGAGATGCGTCTACTACAGCATCTAATAACACATCGGTGGGCTACGCGGCTTTAACCACCAATACTACAGGCGGTGAGAACGTAGCAGTTGGTTCTTTAGCTTTATTTGCGGCTACTACTGCAAGTAATAACACGGCTGTTGGGCATAACTCGTTAGCCGCTAACACCACAGGCGCTAACAACACC